ATAATTTATATTTTCTTTACAAAAAAGCTTGACAAACTAATTACAATAGTTTATAATAGAACTATAGTAAGGATAGGTTATGAAAGACCTACCAAAGAATAACAAAATCAAAGGAGAGTCAAGATATGACTTACAAATTCGATACAAACAACGCTGAACTTTTCGCTTCTAAAATGACAACTAACGGATATCGCTTATTTATCATGATTGACCATGAGAATGAAACTTTCATCTATGGTCAGTCTCATAGCACGGTTGTAAATATCTACAATGCAGGCTATATTAACAGTGACACAATGTTACAAAGAGACGTGAAGAGTATCCTTTCAAATATGGAAGCTAGAGGCTATCATAGAATGAGTTCAGAAGACTACTATAACTATTTAGATTGGAAACGTGAAAACGCAAAATAAGCCCTAAACAGTTAAGCTGTTGTCCTATCTTGCAATGGATAGGAGGGCATAAGGTTGAGGAATAGCAACCTAGGAGCTATCAATATTATAGTAACTACCTTCTTATGGTAAGGAGCATAGAGCTATTGAGACAAGCCAAAAACATCTAAACACTTATCAAAATCATAGGAGGGATAACATGAAAGCATTGTTATCTGAACAAGTAAAAGTATTCATTACAGACAAAATAACTGTAATGAAAGGCGGAGAGGTTCTTCTTCGAACCCTGAATAATATCCATTCATATAATAAATTAATGGATACACTCAAAAGCTCAGAAGGTAAGGCTTACAAAGTTTATATCGAAGGTCATAAAGCCCTTGAAAGTGTTGATAAAAAAGCCTTTATTAAGGAATTGAAAAAATTCTTGAGCAACTAACAGGAAGGGCTTTGTCCCTTCCCTATGATAGAAGAATATAGGAGAAAATTGAAATGAAACAACTTACAATGAATGCTATGGTAGAAACAATTAACAATGGGCTAGAAAGTGGAATGATTAAAGACTATTATGTCACAAGTGCAGAGAAAGCAAGTTTCAACTGTATGGAAGGCAATGTATACCATGTAAATATTAAGCTTGTCACAAAAGAAGGATATAAGGACAAAATCATCAAAATGGTTACGAACTCAACTTACATTGAAGACTTTGACCTTTGGGATGATGAAAAGTCATTGAAAGAGAACTTTCAAACTTGGATTGAATGTATTTAAAGGTGTATTATATTAATGTTAAGATTAACCATTTACAAAAATAAAGCTTGTATCTACCTTGTGGGAGGTACAGAAGAGCCTGTAATAACTTTTAGGAAAAATGAACAAGCATTTCTCATAGCTATTAGACTATGTTTTACATTAAGTGAATACTTTTGGGATAGATATGAAGGTATGTACTATAAAGGTAAACTCTATAGTATTAAAACACCATATGAAACAGCACTAAAAATTAAAGAATTAATTAAGGAGAAATAAACATGTCAAAACAACTTGAAGCAATTATTGAAAAAGCCCTTGAAAAAGGATATGCAAATGTAAATGGCCGTATCCGTGACTATGGATACATTGGACCATTAGAAAGCCAATGGCAAGCTCACTATAATAAAGAAATTGATACATTTTGTCTCTACCACTGGGGGACTTGCATTGTGTCATTGACAAATTTCAGCACAAAAGCATTGGTCTCACATATCTATGGTCAAAGTAAGAGTGACCGTGATGCACTATTACAAATTTTCTCTTACTGTGGGCGTAATGATTTTAAAGTAAGCTATCGCCCATCACGGGATGAATTTTATACTAAAGTACAATTTGTTGGAAAGAAAGAGTTACAAGAGTTTATTATCTAATGATTAAGTATTACATTATTGAGTTTGAAGGGTTTGAACCCTTCTCACTCAAAACTAATTATAGAAAAATTACAAAGAGGGTTATCTCACTTGTGGAAGACTTTTCAGAAATTGACCGAAAGTATATCAAGTCAATCCGTAAAGCCTCACAAGATGAAGCAATGAAAAACCCTATAGTAACTGTATACAAGAAAGGTAAATGATGAAGATGAAAAATGAAGGTATTTTGAAGGCTGTAGGAGCCGTTTTAACAGCGTTGTTATTGTTTGTGGGTGTTACCCTTGTGATGGTCACAAAAGACAACCAGGAGCGTATCAAGAGCCTTGAGAGTCAAATTGAAACACTACAGAAGAATACAGCAGAACTCCCAAGTTCAAAACAGCCTTTGCAAGATGGTGAAATTACTAAAAAATATATGGTTGATGATGACTGTATGCTTGAGGTTTGGGACTCACAATTCAAGACCCTACGCCTTTATACAGTTGACTTTGATGAATGGGAGTTGATGAAAGTTGGTGAGGTTTGGTAAAATGCTGACACTGAGAAGAGCTTTAAAAAGAAAAAAGCTGTTTGAAGAATTAGATGAAAAGTGGAAAACAGTAGAGCTTGTTCTCCTTGGTCAAGAAACTTTTATAAATAGGTGGACTTTTAAACCTAATTATTATCTTGTGGTTGAATGTGCTGAGGTTGACTATGAAGGAGAGGTTTTTCACTTAATCATTACTCTTGACCCTGTAGAACCTACGAAAAACAAAAATGCTTTATCACTTAAGGCAGAAAGATTAGGGTTTACAAATTGGTGGATTGATACAGAAGATTTACAGCAGATGAGGCAATCACTGAAACCTTTGGTACCTATTCTTTATATTAAGGAGGATAGTAATGAACTATTTAGAAGCTAAAGAAAGAGAAAGGCTTCTGAAGAAGCTAGAACCAAGATATACAAAAGCTGAGCTTGTGTTCCTTGATACCTCACTAGAGATTAATAATTGGCGTTTTGCACCTAACTATTATTTATTAGTAAGGAACTGTTTAGAGGATAGATGGGGAATACATAGCATAATAATAACCCTTGACCCAAAAGGACTAGTAAGAAATGTGAATGCCTTAACTATACAATCTTCTATATCAAGATTTTCTAATTGGTGGATAAGTGCATCTGACCTAAACTATATGGAAAGGCATCTGAAGCCTATAAACTCTTTCATATACCATAGATATTAGGAGGTGTATTGAATTTTGAAAGATTAGAACTATTTAAAATACTAGAGCCTAATTTTAAGATTGATAGGATATTAAGTCTCACAAAGGCTATAGAGTATGAAGGACTTACTATAAATGAAGGTATATATGTAGTTAGTGAACCTTTTAGAGGTTTTCTAGGTGGTAAGGTTGTGACAATAATTGACCTTGAGAAAACAATGAATGGCCACAATTTTGATATTTCAGGAAAGACTCATGAAAAAGGGTTCAGCTGTTGGAGGATTAATTTAGATTATTTTGAAGAAATGAAAGAATTTAAGCCTTTAATCGCATCTAGTAACTTTTTGTGGAAAGGAGAGGATAATGACAACTAATATCAAGAAATTCCTTGAAAACTATAAGCTTATTATGGCATATAGAAGTGAATATGTGCAGTTTGAATATTGGGGAATAAGAAAAACCCTGGAAATTTGTGTATGTACTGAGTCTTTTACTTATGATGACTTATTTATAAAAGAGGGTAACACATATCTCATAAGAAAAAAATATCATGGATATTCTATATATGAATTAACAGGTCTTTGGGTATCCATGGGTCACCAGGCAGGATTGCTAAATGATAGAGCATTAGAAAATGGAATTAAGGGGTGGAATATTCCACCAAAGTATAGGGGATGTTTTAAAGTGATTAATCCTAACCAAGTAACCTCATTCCTATATTGGGAGGACAAATGAAAACAGATTTAAAATTATTCATGAAGAATTATAAAATCATGTGTAGATATGGAAACGACTATATAAGGAGTAGTTACTATAATAATTTAAAAGAAAAAGTAAAGATTTGTGAATGTATTGTACCGTTCTCCCATGATGATTTACAGATAGAAAAAGACAATATCTACCTGTTAAGAGAGAAAGCAATTGGTTATGTACTTTATGAATTAACAGGACTTTGGAAACATAGAGGTCATCAGGGTAATATGCTTACTGTTAAAGCAGTAAATGATGGTATTAGAGGGTGGAATATCTTAAGTCATTATAAAGACTATTTCAAGATTATTGGGAATAGCTCCCTATTTCCATTTTTATATAATGAGGATGAGTAATGAAAACAAACTTAAAACTATTCAGGGAAAATCTGAAAGCTATAAAAGCTAAAGATAGCCCTTATGTCAGAGCAGGTCGTGAAAACTATCTAAAATTCTTAAAAGTCTGCATGTGTACTGAGTCTTTTATTCAGGATGGAATTAGGATTGAAAAAGGTTGCATCTATGGTATCACAAATATTGATGGTTATCCTGTACTGTATGAACTAACAGGTAGATGGGGAGATATTGGCCATAACGGGGAGTTCCTTTCAATAAAGGCTAATAGAAATGGCATCAAGGCTTGGAATATCTATAGAAAGTTTAGTGATAATCTCAAAGAAATGAACTTATCAGTTATTTATGATTTTCTCTATAAGGAAGGGTAATGGAAAGAAATTTATTTAAAATCTACACAAAGAGACAACTCAGGGAGATTTTCAAAACCTATGGTAAGCCTCACATGAACTATAAGTTTGTGAAGGTCACTAGAAGGTTTGAAGTTGATGGTAAAGATTATGAAGTAGGGGATATCCTCTATATGGTAGATTATCCATTAGAAAGAACAAGGGCAATTATCCTAAACAGATACTTGAGTCAGCACAATGATTTTATTAATTATGGGTATCTTGAGGAGAAAGATGAAAAGTTGCTAGATTTGTTAAATGGTCGTTGTTGGTGGTTAGAAAGTTGGTGTAACAGGTATTTAAAGCCTATTGTGCAAAGTAACTTTCTGTATGAACATATTGAAGGAGTAGAAAATGAAGAAGAAAAAACGTAAAATTAATTTCAAAAAGTTGTTTGTATGGTATTTCCATATTTTGACTATGATGGTAGGAAGCTTTGAGCTTGATTATAGCTTTGCTATCACAATTTGGACTTATTGCCTAGCTTTCCTTATCCTGAGCTTTAAAATGATTACAGAAGAGCAGGAATATAAGGAAGAATTGAGAAAGCGAGGTATTGCATGAAAGAAATTGCAAACTTAACAGGTCATGATATCACAATCGTGAACTATGAAGGCACAATCATCAAGACCATCAAACCTTGTGAATATGAAGAGCCTATCAGGGCTTCAATTCAGTTTAAAAACCTTGGTCACTGTGAAGGTGCACCACTAGATATCATTACACATTCCTGTGATATCTCAGATGAGAAAATGAAGGAATTACAAAGAAATTACAGCATCATTGTTGTGAGCAAAATCACTGCTGAGTGCCTAAAACAAAAAGGTTACAAAGATATTTTTATTACAGGTCGAAAATTCTTCCTTAATGGGGAGATGGTAGGAGTTCGCTCCTTGAGTAAATATTGTTAAGAGGTTTAAAATGAAATTTGAAAAATTGTCAAAAGAATTACAGGTACGATTAAGCAATTTGAAAGAAGAATTGCAAAATGAATTGTTGAATATTGCAACAACAGAGCAAGAACTAGAAGTGAGTTTGACACTTGTTGAAGCTTTTATGGAAGAGGTAGAAACACTAAATGACCTCACTGTACAGTATCGCAAGCTAAAACACATCCGTCAGCGAGCTTTATTCATCCAAGAAAATGTTATGGGTTCAGTATTAGGTGTTCTTAACGTGGACAACCTAATCAAGTATCAGGATAAGTTTTTAGAAACTATGGACTTTGAGGAGTCCTTTGTGAACCCTCTACCACTAATCCTAGCTAGTCTTGATAAAGATTTAATCATCTTCCAAGACACAGAAGGGTTTGTAAAAGATAACAAGTTTATCATTGATAGCTTTATTGAAAAATCTCTAAGTCGTGAGGGACTACAGGAGTACTCAAATAACAAACTAAGTTATCTTGACCTTAAGAAGAAACTACGTGACTCAGGGTTTAGTAAAGTACCAATCAAACTATACCCTAAGATTAAAAAATCATTTAAGGGTGAGATTGACCCTATCAAGGTTGAAAACTTTGTAACTGAGTACAATCGTGAAAATGCTCAAAAGTTTTGGGATGAACACAAGGAAGAGCTCCTTAAGTTCAATCCTAATCTTAAGAACTTTACATACAAAAGTATGGTAGAAGAGTACTTTGAAGGGTTTAAACTGACTGAAGGTTTGAACTCAGCTAAGCTATCCAAACAGCTTTCAAAACAAGGCTTTAAAGCAACTGATAAAGAGCTTCAATACTTTGGTGAGGTCAAAGATTACTTTGATAGTTTCTATAAGAAAGGGTTAAGCTATACACTTAGTCATTTAAAAGATGTTCGCTTATTCCTTGTGGATACTGAAAACTTTAATATTCCTGAGCTAGTGGATGGATGGGCTTTTGCAGGAAGCTGTCACAAACGTGATGGAGCAGGTCAGGACTCACACTTTGCTATGGATTATCTTGGGTTTAGCTTCCTGAAAGTTTATAATCCAGGAATTAATAAGAAAACAGGTAAACTATACCTTAAGAACCTCTATCGCTCATACTTCTATAAAAAAGGTGAAGAAATTGCTCATGCAGGAGGCTATAGCAACATTATCACAGATGCTAATAAAACAGCTTATGAATTTACTTCTGTGCTATACTGTCTTCTCTTTGGACGAAAGATTGATGACTTTAAACAGATTGAAGGTGCTCACCTACCTGAAGGTAGAATTTATGATGGAGTTGAAGAGCGTTCTCTTAAACTTTGGTGTAACATGAGTAGAAAAAATAGCTACACTACATTGGGAACTTCAGAAATTTTAGACAAAGTAAAATTTACAAGGGCTGATGTAAATGGTACAAAAAACTATCATGATGTGGTTGAAGAACTATCACAGGGTCAAATTGAAGAACTAAAACAGATGTACGTTTACGTAAATTAAGGAGAAAACAAAAATGAAACAATTTAAAGAACTATTGACTTTAACTCAAACTGAGCTTGGTGACAAATTGGTGGAATGGTTGACCAATGAATATAACTATAATATTATTGACCATGGGTATATTATCCAAGGAATTAGTGAACAGCCCAATGCACCTGTGCTAGTTGCTCACCTTGACACAATAAACACACACCGTAATGCTAATGAGACAACCTACTCAGCACGATTATCAACTGAGGAGCCTGTAGGAGCACCAAAACTAAGTGATATTATCTTTCACAATGATATTATCATGTTGCATCCACTATCTAATCCTAAGCTTGCCTGTCTAGGAGCTGATGACCGCTGTGGAGTCAAAACAATCCTAGATATTCTTGATATGGGCTTCAGACCTCATATTCTCTTCACTACAGACGAAGAAGTAGGGTGTCAAGGCTCTAAGAAGGCTGTGGCTGAAAAGCTCTTAGAAGAGTTCTCAGAGGCTTCTATGCTCATCCAAGTTGACCGTGGTGTACATGAGGGATATTGGAATGAGATGGTATTCTATAACTATGATAAGGACTCAATTCCTGAAATTTATGATGAGCTATCCAAGTATTTCAAACTTGCTAAAGGTTCTTACACAGATGTAGCTACGCTTGGCCCTTATCTTAACAAGCCTATTGTGAACATTTCAGCAAGTTATATGAATGAGCACAAACGGACTGAGTTCATCTCTATTCCTGCTTATGATAAGAACCTTGAAGGGTTGACTAAATTCCTTCTGTGGCTAGATACACAGGATACTAGCTCATGGGAATACACAGCTAAGCCTATCCCTAAGGTTACTACTTATGGAGGATATGGAAACTATGGCAGTTACTATGGTATGAGTAAACCTGTTAAGGGCAAGAAGCGTAAAGCTCTTTCTAAGGATGAGCGTACTTTAGATAACTTGTTAAAAGCACTAATTCCTAGTACACCTCTAGTAGCACGTAATGTATTCAATGCTTATTTCAGTAAGAATTTCTTGAACCTTGAAGAAGGTATGACTCTTCTGAATGAAGCATACAAAAAAGGATATATCTGTGATGAATTAAGTCAATTCAGATACATCCTAACTTATGGTGAACTATAAGAAATAAAAAAGAGCTCCAACTGATTTGTTGGAACTCAAGGTAAATGATGTTCTTAAGTATAATACCACAATATGGATTAACTGTCAACACTTTTATTTAAATTATTGAAATTTATTATTAGAGGTTATTACTACCTTATATAAGATACTTACTTAATACTATATATTATAGATTATAGTAGTTATCTTATATCAGGTAGTTTCTACCCCTAATAATAAACTGAAAATATTTTTATAAAAACTCTTGACTTTTGGGATATAAAGTGATAACCTAGATATACCATAAATCAAAGAAAAGAGGAAAATGATGTATATTAAAATCCCCACAGAGCTTAATCAGTACCTTAACCGTCCAGGACTTGTGTTATTCTATTCCTGTATGGCTAGTATGGCTGAAGGCAAACCTGTAGCTGATATCTCAGTAAGCAATGAATGGTTTGACAAGCATCTAGGATTAACTAACTATTCTGTGTATGAATACAGTGTCATCCTTGAAGAATTAGGTTTGCTTAAGCGTAACAAAGCTAAATATGGATGGAATGAAGATGGTTTCTATGGTAAACGTGATTGGACTGTGAAAGCTGAGTTATATAACAAGCTTATGAAAAGAGCAAACCCTGACAATCCTTTTATCACTGTGCAGACTGAATGGATTGAACAGTATAGACTAGACCATTACACACTAATGGTACTATCATTCTTCTATTCCCTTGTGGTTGCTAATCATGGTGAAACTGAGTACACATTTAATAACAAGGAAATTATGCCTTATCTTGGTATCTCCTGTAAGAAAGCATTTGCTAAGTATCTAAATACTTTGGATGCACTAGGTCTTGTCCGTATTATTAAGAGTAACACAAGAGGAAGAACTGTGTCAGTAAATGACATAACTTTAAACGACAAGGAAGCTAGAAATTCTGAGTTTGTTTTTGGGACATTAAGAGACTCATTTAGAAAATGGAATGATGAAAGAAAAAAGCGTTCAAAAGCTTTTAAGAAGAACTTGAGACAATATGTTTCAAGAGTGATGGACCATCTTTGGAGATATAAAGTAAAAGGTTGGGAAATCGTCTTAGAAGTGTATAATGAGCTTTTTGAGACCTATCAGAGCCCTAATGATAGAGCCTATGAGAGGGAATTAATTAGAGAGGGGTGGAGTTGGTCAAGTGTCATCTAAGAATAAATTTATGACCTTGTTAAAACGTAACTTTCCTGAGGATGGAGTAGTTCACGTAGGAATTAACAAGAAATTCTATAATCGTAAACATGAGGAAGCAAGGTTTAATCGAGACTTTGAGGAAGCTAAGTTTCCACTGAAATTGCTTGGTTCACAGGTTAAAGCCCTCAGAGATAAGTTTGACTTATACATCTGCTTTACACCTGTGAGTGACGGAAAGCGTATCAAACCTAATGCACAGGATAGCTACATCATTGCACAAGATATTGATGGAG